ATGTTCACCTCACGAATGTAGAAATCAACAGCTCCAACATTTGGCGCATCATACAAGTGCTCGCTAGCGCTGGATCCGCCAACTGCTGCATTGATTGTGCGTGGACGGTAGCCGCTGGTAATAATTACAGGCTTGCCGCCAAACTTGACGCGGGCACGTTCAAGGAATGCAGCAAGCTCGGCTGCGGTGTCGACTTGATATTGATGGTCAAAGCGGCGTGCCTCTTGCCATAGCGCAAATTCACCAAGCTGCACATGCGGCGTGATGCGTGCAGTAAATGGGCTGTCGGGCGACAGCTTGGCTGGATCCTGCTGCTGCTCACCAGCCCATAGCTTGCCTTCAGCACGACGACGGCGCAATAGCCCAGCCTCTACTGACGTACCAGGATTGCGGTATAGCTCCATTGCATCTGGCACTGCAGCCCAATCCTTATCGCGCAGGCACTTGCTGATGGTTTCAAAGCCAGCGCTGCCGTAAAAGCCAGCGCCAAGGTTGTAAGCGAATGACAGCAGCGCACATTGCTTGTTGCCGCTCATGGTGCCCCAGTGCGGCACACTACTGCGCAGTTTCTGTGCAATGCGATCTACTTCAATCTCCAGCAGCTCATTAGCGTCGATCACTGTGATCTTGTCGCCACGCTGCACCTTGCGGCCATCTGGGTAGCGCGTGGTGCCATAGCCGATGGTTGCTATATCCCATCCATGCAGTGGATCAGGGTAGGCGCTGAGATGCACGCCTTCGAACTCTTTAATGAGCTTTAGGGCTGCGTCATAATTATGCAGCTTGCCGCCAGCCTGCCATGTCTTGTACCACGGTTGATCTCTATTGAAGACTTGCGGCGCAACCTTTAATAGTTCCGCCTCTAGTTCAGAGATTGCCGCCATTTGATGTGGCGTGCCGTGCTTGTAATACTTGAACAGATCAGTCAGTTTAATCATCGCTTGACGAATGGAGTGATCACACCGGCAAGGATCTCAATAGCTCTGTAGATCTTGACAACTGCCTTTGATGCAGCAGTCAGCGCTGCGTCATCTTTTGGGGTAGGTGTCAAATTGACCACGATCAATGCAACACCGTGAATGGCAACTACCAAGGCGATGTAATCAGTGACGCGATCCATGACTAGATGAATGGTGGCCTTGCTTCTAGTTTAGTGACCCTTTGCTCTACGGTATTCAGCCGCGTAAATGTCTCCTTGCGATCTTCTTTGATGTCCGTGTGCAGCACTTCAAGCTGCGTTGCAATGTGCTCTACGGCGCTGGTTAGACGGATGACGGCATCACGCGCTTCATCATTGCGGCGACTGAAGCCCATCGCGCCCATTGCAGCGACGGAGATCGAGGCCCCAGCAACAGCAGCGATCAGCTCGATCATGTCATCAGTTTACCGGCGTCATCAGCAGTCCACCGCGTCGCTGTATTCAAGGTGCGTCTTGAGCCAGGTGTAGCCAATCGCCAGTGGATTGTCGCCGGGCTGCAACTCGCTGGTAGGCGCAAACATAGTGCGATCCCATACGGGGCTGGCATTTTCGTTGCGGGCATCAACGTTCGCGTAATGCGAAATCTGAATTAGCGTTTGCTCCTTATCGCAGCGCATCAGCGTGATGCGGGCATAGGTGTCGGCCATGGGAATGCCGATGTTGGTCTGGGCGAGGGAAGTGGACAGTGCCATCAGTAGGTCATCTCCGTAGTGTTGATTTTGCAGACCCACCTTATTGTGGTGGCTGCAGCACCAGTGACGGTCACAGCAATGCCGCCGTTGGTGGTGTCGGCGGTGACGGCAACCACCCATGTTGCAGCGCCAGCGTCGTTGTGGGTCATGGTGACGGTGGCTGTGCCAACCATGGTGGTGGATGCAGCATTGGCGCCGCGCTTGATGGCACCGTCGATTGTCCAGCGAGCTGTATTGCCGCCGCCGGTCACGCCAGCGATCACCTCACCCGAGAAGCTGTAGGCGCTGTTGTTGGGGAGGATGACTTGGTTGGTGGTTGTGCCCGGTTGGTTATTGCTAGCGAGAACCGTTGCGGTAGCATCAGTGGTTTGGCGGGCTAGGAGCAGAAGCGCGGATTGTGTAGATCCAGCCGCACTAGATACTGGCTGGTTACATGCAGGAAAAACGTGATAGCCAACAATACTTCTTGTGTTGCCACTAGCCCCACCCATCACTGCCGAATAACTTCCTGATGCAGTGTGTACTCCACCTCCTCCAATAAAAGTAGAACGACCAGAAGCCGTATTGCTTTCCCCACTTGCTACACACGCATTCGCCCCACTCGCCGTATTGCTATTACCCCCACACACCGTAGCGTGCGTGTTGGTTTGGGCGAGGTTGCTCTGGCCGCCGCCGACGAAGGAGTAGTTGGTGGAGGCGGTGTTGGTGTTACCTCCGCCAATAAAAGCAGAGTTACCAGATACCGTGTTGTCACTCCCCCCGCAGACCGCAGCGTAAGTGCCAGTTTGGGCGCGGTTGCTCTGGCCGCCGCCTACAAAAGAAAGAGAAGATGATGCCGTGTTGGTATCTCCACCTACGACAACAGATTGTGATGCACTGGCAGTATTGTTGGCTCCGCCTACAATAATAGAGTTTGAGCCAGATGCCGTGTTGCGATAGCCACCGGCAATAATCGAGTTATTTCCACTTGCTACCTGCGATGCACTATTGCGATTTTTTTGCAAATCCGTCGCATAAGTTCCCCGCTTATTTCCACCTACTGCTGTCCCATCCGGCACCTGCGCGAGCGTTGCACCTGTGCCCTTAGCAACCAGCGCCACGTCAATGTTGGCAAAGCTGGCGTCAGTAGCCGTTAGCGCATCGACGGGAACTGTGGCATTAGGGCTGGCAGTTTCCTCGCTCTCGACAAAATGTGTCAGCCCGCCGCCACCACCTGCTGTTGCCCACGACAGCACACCAGATCCATTGGTGCTAAGCACTTGGCCACTGGTGCCGTCAGCAGCAGGCAGCGTCCAGATGCGGTTGGCTGTGACGGTCGAGGGGGCCTTGAAGCCGACATAGGCGGACGAATCCGCGTCAGCCAGCCGCAACTCTCGTTGCGCGTTGAGAACAATGTCGGTCTCAAATACCCGTGCCATCAGCCGATCACCACCACGCGGTAAGCATTAACGCCAGGCGCTGTTGCAAACACCAGCGTTGCAGTGGTTGTGGTGGGGCGATACACATCCACTTCAACGTCGTCGTAGTTGCCGGAGTTGGGGAACACGCGGATGATCACGTCGCGGGTGTTCAAGCTATGCGTGATCGTATAGCTCGTGGCACTGCCGTCGCCAATATTAGTGCTGTACTTTTTGATCCGCCCGGACCATGTAGCCAGCTTCAGCGGCGTGACGATACGCAGATCATCAGTGCCAGCATCAACTTCGGCCTGCGTGGCAATCTCGGCAATACCAGGAGTCGTCTCGCTAGCGGCAGGTGCTGCAGCGGCGAACGATGTCCAGACGACATTGCTGCTGTCGATGGTGCCGTTGACCTGCGTCTGACGCCAAGTGGTGCCAGCGTCGGTGCCTTCCTCGACGGTGATGATCGCCTGCTCAAGCTCAGCAAAGGTGCTGGCATCCAGCGAGCGGGTCATGGCGACCGCAGCGCCATTCCACACATAAATGCCGTTCTGGCTTTGCGTGGATTGGTTGCGCACCAGCACCCGATCTTGGGATGCCATGGTGATGCCATCAATCGTGGCGCCAGGGCTGCTCAGGTTGATATTGCTCTGTGTACCAACGCGAGCGCTGTCTTTCCATGCCAGACCTTCAACAGCAGAGTCCACATAGGACTTGGGCACTGCATCACCCGCTGCGCTAGGCGTCGGAACATTGATGACCTTCGAGACGCTTTGCAGGTCTAGGTCAGTAAAAAACTTGCGAGCCATGTCAGATCAGGCGAGCGAGGCCAGCGGATGCTGGATTCAGTGTAACAACGGTTTGGTTGTCGCTTGGGTGCGAAACATCACCGTCAATCTCTTGGCTGCCGCTGTCAAGTAATTCAACAGATGGTTTATAGCCAAGATTGTGATTTATGGTCCATGTTGTTGCTGGCGCAGTTTGCTGATAGACAAACGCAGTACCACCGGCTGGTCCTTGCGGACCCTCCGTGACTGCAGTAACCGTGCTGGTAACGGGTACGGTGACAACAGTGCTGCTGCCGTTTTCAGTGACGGTGACCGTGTTAGTTACAGAACTGACATTGACTGTCGTCATGCGGTGTAGCCCTCGCTGACGTAGATAATGCCTTCGAGGTAATACTCCTTCAGGCCACTTGGATTAGTCAGCAATACGTCGTAATACGCCTCATTGGGCAGCGTTGCGGTCTGGTCATCAGTTAGCGCAATGGCAACTGTTCCAGTGCTGCGGTTGGTGTAGGTA